TTGGCACATTGTTTCGACATCGAGAAACGGGCCTAAAAGACCGATGACTCTGTTGGAAAGGCTGCGGCCTAAAATAAACGGCGTTGGCTGAAAAGTATCTGACATCATTTGATTGCCGGGAGCTGTGATGCTCTGGAAAATTTCGACCGCTACAACCAAGATTGCATTTTCAATTGGTGGTGTGTTTGCGTACAAAGCTGCCGCTGATCCACCGCTCAATGTTGCTGTTGCCGCCGGAATAAATGGCAGCGGATAATCACGATTGGCTGCATTTGTTGCAGCTGTAAATGTGTATGGCTCAATACGATCATCGGTGACAGTATAAGTCGCGTTGTAGGTTCCGGCCCCGGTAACAACAACAGATTGACCCGGCACAAAATAATTTGGCCGCATTGTGGTGAAATAAATGACGGATTCATCCACATTTGCAAAAGTCACCGATGATTGGTATTGCGTAAGTAAAGGCAAAATCGTTTGCTCAGCGGAATCTATGTATGAATCCAATTGAGCATCACTATACAAAGAAACCGAGACACCCAAAATCGCTCTCAGCTGTGAGGCTGTAACTATTGCAGGCATCTCGGTTCCTTTCGTGTCAGTAATGTTCGGGAGCGACCATTACCGATAGTGATTTATTTATGGGAGGTTGTTAAATTGTGCGCCGTTTGGCACCTTGGCAGCTAATGCGCCGTAGCCGTAGTACAGGATGTCAATTGTTCCATCGCTGTTGATGTTGCTGCGTAGCGTAAAGCGTGGAGATTCATACCATGTGTAAGAATCTGGATTGACAACGACCATTGAAGAATCGGCATCAGCTGTTGTTGTTCCAGCGTTGCCAAATGATCGTGAAACATAAAGGTTCAGACCCGGTGAAACTACACCGCGCAATGAATCGCCTCTTACATTTCCAGCTGCGTTTGATGGTTGTGCTGCGTTGTATAGCGGTGAGCCGTTGTCGTTATATCCCATGACATTTCCCCACTGGGTCGGCGAGACGATCAATGAGCGAGCAAATCCAAGTGATGCGCCATAAACATTTGCGGCTGCCTTAGATGTGTATCCAAGGAATCCGGTTGCTGAGTTTGCTGCCTGTGCTGTTGTGGTAGTAACTGCCGCTTGCATTTGTGCCAATGCATATTCATCAGTTTCTTTTGCATAAGCAAATTCAAGATTCTGTAAGAGAGCTGTGAGGTACTCAGGCCGCGATCTATCAATGAGCTCAACAGTACTGATGGCTCTACCTTTAAATGGCTGTACTGAAACTGACAAAAATGTTGCAGAAAGTGATGATTCTGTGATTGCGCCATTTTCTGCAATTGCATCAACGCTTGGAACAGCGGTTACACGCGGCAACTCGAAGGTCATCCCCTCAGCAACTAAAGTTTCGCGGCTGATGCCATCGATGCAACCACGATCAGCATTTGCAAGTGCATTAATCACCTGTGTGCTTTGTGGTGTTGGAATCATGCCCGGTGCGGTCGATGTTGTGTTATCAGCTGCCTTGACATACTGGCGTGAATCCTCATCATGCAAAACGCTTGCGCGTAGATAGTGCTCAAGATATGAAACCTTGTCCACAATTGGTGAGCGTGGTGATGTGAAATATGCTGGGCGTGATGCCTGCACAGGTGCGACTTCTGGAGCTGCTACCGGTTCAACGGCAGGAGCTACTGGTTCGGTAGTGTTGTCCATCTTGTCTCCTTCATTTGGGTTTGTTGTCTCTGTAACTGTTTCAGTTTCAGAATCCTCTGATGCGGCTACCTCAGAAACGCGTGCAGATCGCACGGCTGGTTCAGTAACCAAAGCGACAGCTGTGAGCTGTCCATTGAGCACCTTCATGGTGCCATCCTTTTGCATTTCGTAATTGTCCACAGCCAATTCAATTGAAAATCCATCGCGTAGGCCTTCCATCGCCTCTGTCAATGCATCTGTGCCAGCTGTGGTGTTTGCAATCTTAAATGTGGCCGTCATTTCCTTGTCGTTCACACTCATGGCAATACTTTTTCCGATCCTGCGTGTGTTGTCATGCTCAAGGTTTAAAAAAACATCCTGTGGCTGGATTGATCCACGAGCAAAAACAACCTTGCCGGTTGAGGCATTTGCGTGTTCATTAAAAGCAACAATGCGACCGGTGATTGTGCGTGAATCGGAATCAGCTGCCGTGATTTGCATTGGTGTTGTTAGCTTCATGAGATCATATCCTCCATTTGTCTAATTTCATCGGTTGTGATTGCACCGATTTCAAATAAAATTTTGTAAATCTCTGCACGCTCTTTTTCTGATCCGCGCAAATATGCTTTGAGATCAAATTCCACGCGCTGTGTTTGTGGCGTAAAATCTGGCATTGATAATCTCCCGGCAATACTGTTCATCAGCGGCAAAAGTGAAAAGTCCAACAAAGTTTGACGCGCCGTGCTGGCGTTTGCATATGTCATGGATGATCCGGTCGGCGCGTCAATAAAGTAAGCCGGAATTCCCACGGCTCGGGCTAATTCGGTTGCAATTATTTCGCGTGCAGCATTAAGGCCAATTTGCTCCGGTGTAAATCCAACAGTTTCCATTGTGATGTCAGCATTAAGAAATGCCGTGCCTCGGTTTCTACGAGCTGCTCCCCATGCATCTAAAAGTTTTGCAATGCGATCAGCTGGCAAAGCTGTGCCATTTGATTTTAAAACCATTGATGGCACCGGTTCGCGTGCATACATTGCGGCAGCTCTTTCAAGCTCAGCACCGGCACGAATTGTGCGACCTGCGCGATTCAATAATCCTTCATCGTTGCCGTAAAACACAATAAGTGAGCCGACACCAGAAAATGGCACTTGAATACCATCTACTGTGTAATACTCAATTTGAGTGCCTTTATCGTTAAGAAAAACGCCGACACGATTTGGAGCAACGCGCCACATTTCGCGTACGCGGCCTGTGTCTGCAAAAACGGATTGAATTTGAAAATAACTAAACCCGGTAAAAAGCAAATCCTCGCAAGCCCACACCCATGATGCTGCTCCTGGTACTCGCTTGTCCGGTTCATTAATCACAACAGGTTGCTCAACAATTTGCCCGGTTACTTTGTCGCGCGTTACCAATGGCACAGTTGCAATCGAATTGCATATCATGTTACGAGCGCGTGCAATCGCTGGTACTGACATCGCTTCCTCACGGCTTGCAATGTAATCAGCTCCACCAAATGGAAAAAATGCATCGAGAGTTGGAGCCGGGCCGATCTGTGCAGCTACATCAGCACCACGCGTTTGCATGACAGTTTCAATGGTGCGCTTTCGATCAAATAATCCCATGCACCCATTTTCTCAAAATGTCAAGGATCAACCCACCAAAATGTCTATTTCCGTTTCTGGGCGTGTCGCAAAATGCGTACAAAGTGCAGCGGCCACGGCGGCGGCCACGCTGGTTTGTGAGGCTCGCCTTCCTATAACCCATCCGCCATCGCCACGGCGCAATTGCACAGCTGAAAGCATTTGCTCTGTAAGTGCAGCTTGATTTCGATGCTTTAGGCGGCCTGAGTTAATTGCACCCAATAACTCATCACAAGCTTGAGGATAATCCTTGTCCATATCGTGGATCGGAATTCCTGCCGGCAACATACGCGCTGCGATCGCTCCAGTTGTACGGCGGCTGTAAAGCAAATACTCAATCGGATATTTGCGGCAATAGCTGGCTGCATCATTGGCGATTGCCCGATCATCAAGCTGGATAATGTTTTCCCATGTGTGCAACAGCTTGACAATAAAGCTTTCATCACCAAGCTTTTGAGCAGCTACCAAAGCGGCATTTCTGCGATCCGGTGAAATATCAATCGCCATCCATGTGAGCTTGTCTGGATCAAGATCAATTGAATCATCGCCACAAGCTTGCCACTCTTTGGATCCCACAACACTTGAAATTGTCGTGACCCATCTGTTCAATACCTCGGTTTGTACAACATCGGGAGGATCATTGAAAACGGCGCGGATATTGTCTGGGTGAATTGTTATGTTGAGCCCGGGATTGGCAAAAGCTGCATTTTCCAATGTAATTTCATCAGTTGGCGCAGACCACTCAAAATATCCCACATCATCAGCTGCACCGGCCGCAGCTGCTAAGCCGCGATCTCTCAATTGATTCAAAACTATTGAGTGCGAATCACCGGCCGTGGAAAAGCAATTGACCTGTGGATTTTTGGCGGCCATCAATGTGTATCGCATCGATGCAAATGTCTCCATGTCGTGCAATTCCCGGATTTCATCCATGTGTACTGTTTCCGGCTTTGACAA